TTTGTCCTCGTTGAAATTAATGACGTTGGACAGCAAGTGGTCGATATCTTACACGAAGAATTGGAATATGAAAATATTTTGAGTACGACACGAGATACTAATAAACAATATATTTCACCGGGTTTTGGTAAATCAACACAACTGGGCGTTCGAACAAGTAAACAAGTCAAACGTCAGGGTTGTTTTACTTTTAAATCGATTATGGAAGAAAGTAAATTATTAGTGTTTGATGCCGACACGATTGGTGAATTATCAACATTTATTGAAAAAAATGGGTCTTACCAAGCCGACGAGGGTTATCACGACGACTTAGCCATGGGATTGGTATTATTTGGTTGGGCCATGAGTAACTCATATATTAAAGATTTAACAAATGTTGATATTCGCGCTAAAATGTTCGATTCACAAATGAAACAAATTGAAGACGAATTAACTCCCTTTGGTATTATTGATAATGGTCAAGAATCAGAAACGTTTGTTCAAAATGGCGATACGTGGACAATTATTAATCCTAAAGAGATGGTCTAAAAATCACTTATTATAAATAATTTCACAGGATAGACAATCTCTGTTGTCAATTTTCCAAAATGAATAGGAGAAAACTATGGCTTTTCAGCTATCACCGGGCGTTTTAGTAACCGAAAAAGATTTGACGAATGTAGTACCAGCCGTATCTGCCAGTATTGGCGCGTTAGCTGGTAATTTTTCTTGGGGACCAGCATTAGAGGTTAAGTCTATTGGTTCAGAAGTAGAATTAGTTAAAACATTTGGTCGTCCGACGACCACAACGTTTGTGGATTTCTTTTCCGCTGCGAACTTTTTATCGTATGCGAATAACTTGCGTGTTGTCCGTGTTGTCGGCGGCGATGCCAAAAATGCTGTCACATCGGGCGACGGCGTATTAATCAAGAATGAAGATAACTATGCAAACAGTTTTGCCTCAGGACAGTCTGAATCTGGACCATGGGCAGCAAAGTATCCCGGAACTCTTGGCAATGCTTTGAAGATTTCTATTGCGGATAGTTCAACCTTTAGTTCATGGGATTATAAGAATGATTTTGATTCTGCACCCGGAACATCAGATTTTGCGGCTAATGTTGGTGGTAGTAATGACGAACTGCACATTATTGTGATTGATGAAACTGGAGCTATCACAGGAACGGCAGAAACAATTCTTGAAAAGTTTGCGTTTGTGTCAAAAGCCGCAGACGCGAAAAAGAATGATGGTGGAACCAATTACTACAAAAATATTGTGAATCAGAATTCACAGTATGTTTACTGGATCAATCATCCAACAGCCGATGCCGACGATTTAGATGGTGGTGCTGATTGGGGTTCAACTGTCGTAGGAAATAGTTTTGCACTTATCGATAACATCACTTCAACCACATGGGATGGTGGTGGCGAAATTGCAACCTTCACATTCTCGAATGGCGCATTAGATGGTGCTGGAGATAGCGAAATCATTGACGGATATGCCATGTTTGCCAACGCTGAAACAATTGATATCAATTTAGTGATGGCATCGGGTCATGGTTCAACGGTTATCACATCTTTAATTAGTGATATCGCTGAAGTGCGTAAGGATTGCATGGTATTCGTATCGCCTGCACAGAATGATGTCGTTAATCAAGCCGGTTCTGAAGTATCTAACATTACCTCATTCCGTAATGGTTTAACATCATCATCGTATGCCGTCATGGATAGCGGTTGGAAGTATCAGTATGACCGTTATAACGATACCTATGTTTGGACACCGTTGAATGCTGACGTTGCTGGTCTCTGCGCTCGCACAGATGAAACGAATGATGCATGGTGGTCTCCTGCTGGTTTAAATCGTGGCGTCATTAAGAACACGATTAAATTAGCGTTCAGTCCTACACAATCACAGCGCGACGATCTATATAAGATTGGTATTAATCCTGTTGTGTCATTTGCAGGACAGGGAACAATCTTGTATGGCGATAAAACATTATTAGCCAAGCCAAGTGCCTTTGACCGTATTAATGTTCGTCGTCTGTTTATCATTTTGGAAAAGAGCATTGCTACATCAGCGAAATTCCAGTTGTTTGAATTCAACGATGCGTTAACGCGCTCTCAGTTCCGTAGCACCGTACAGTCATTCTTAAGTAATGTGCAGTCTCGTCGTGGCATTTATGATTTCAAAGTGGTCTGTGACGAAACCAACAATACGGGAGAGGTAATTGATCGTAACGAATTTGTGGCTGATATTTACGTCAAGCCCGCTCGTTCAATCAATTTCATTCAACTCAACTTTGTGGCTGTGCGTTCTTCTGTGGCGTTTAACGAAGTTGCTGGAGCTTAAATCATTTAGGATTTTAGGAGAAAACAATGCCAATTATTAATCAGTTTAAAACAGCATTAGGTGCCGGGGGCGCACGCCCTAATCAGTTCGGAGTACGTATTACTTTTCCATCACTCATAACAAATCTCACTCGTCCGGGTAGTCAGGGCGGTTATGATATTCTCGTTACATCCACATCATTACCCGCTTCAAATATGAATCCCACGGTTGTTAAATATCGTGGCCGTGATGTGAAACTAGCCGGAGAACGTACCTTTGATCCATGGTCATTGACAGTTATGAATGACACTGGATTTTCCTATCGAAATGCGTTTGAAGATTGGATGGAATCAATGAACAGTCGCGCTACTAACGAAGCTGACAAGTTGAATCCTGCTGATTATTCAACAGATATTCAGGTAGATCAGTTAAGTCGTAATGGTGCAGTACTTGCATCATATACTTTAAAAGATGCTTTCCCAATTAATATGTCTGAAATTGCTTTAAATTATGGAACTGATAACGTCATTGAAGAATATACTGTTACGTTTGCGTATGCTCACTACACTCGCGTAGCTGTCTAATAGAGAAAAATCATAGTATGGAATTTTTTGGATATAAATTTGAAAAGATCGGAAAACAAGGGGCGACGGAAAAATCTTTCGTCGCTCCTTCCGATGATACCGCTGTCGAAACTATTCGTGCTGGTGGGTATTATGGTACGTATCTTGATTTAGATGGTACGGCCACAACAGAGAATGATTTAATTTTAAAATATCGAGAAATTGCGATGATGGCGGATGTCGATATTGCTATTGAAGATATCGTAAATGAAGCCATGGCGAATCTTGATAATGAAGATCCGGTCGCTATTAATTTAGAACAAACCAATTTATCGTCGTCGTTGAAGAAGAATATTGAAACAGAATTTAAATTTTTATTATCTTTATTAAATTTTAATATTAAATCCCACGATCTTTTTAAGCGTTGGTATATTGATGGTCGAATTGCTTTTCATAAAGTAATTGATACGGCCAAAAAAAACAGAGGGGATTAAAGATTTACGATATATAGACCCTCGAAAAATTAAAAAGGTTCGAGAAATTAAAAAGGAAAAAGATCCTCGAACTGGCGTAGAGTTTATCAAATCGATTGATGAGTATTTTCTCTATAATGAACGTGGAATTGCTCAAAAAAGCACGACTACCACAACAACCGGATCACCCAATGCATTACGAGTCACAAAAGATTCTATTGCCTATTGCCCATCTGGTTTAGTCGATCAAGATAAAAATATTCCTTTATCCTATCTTCACAAGGCCATTCGTCCAGCAAATCAATTGCGAATGATGGAAAACGCTCTTGTGATTTATCGTATTACACGAGCACCAGAACGTCGAATTTTTTATGTCGATGTCGGCAATCTTCCAAAGTTAAAGGCCGAACAATATTTGAAAGATTTAATGACGCGGTATCGTAACAAATTAGTATACGATTCGTCTACAGGAGAAATTCGAGACGATAAAAAGTTTATGTCGATGTTGGAAGATTTTTGGTTACCAAGAAGAGAAGGTGGAAGAGGTACGGAAATTACTACACTTCCAGCTGGACAGAATTTAGGTCAAATAGATGATGTTATCTATTTCCGTAAAG